CTGTCTCTAAAGAGGCTTGCCGATTCTTTAAGTCTTGAAGCCTAGCATCCGATAGCATGAAGTTACTACTTTCAGCATACCTCTGACTGAACTCTTGAAAGGTAAAAGATCGATGCCTCAGAATCTGTCTTGCTATGTCTCTAGTGCAGTTAATTTCCATGCAGACATTGACCATTTCAAATGGTGACCAATGTTTATGCTTGATCAAGTACCTCAAGAGCCTCTCATAGTCTGGATTGTCCTGATTCTCAGGGTTAGAGATTCTTGCCATGTACGCTATAAGATCCTCAATCCTAGGCGTAGACCATACCAGCGATACCGTGGACACTGGCAGATCTACCTCATAGGGAACACCCGATACTCTGACCATTATTTCCAGTCCTCCGCGTTTTCTTCCGTTGGGGTTATGCTCTCCGCATCCTCACCGAACAGGTAAACAAAGTAAATACGCCCTTTAGCGTCTGTTATCTCTAGCAGCCTGTAAACCCTATCACTAAGACCACTAGCCTTTTTAATCGGGTGCAGTGTAGCAGATTTAATATGATCGATTGTTATGTCCATTATTCCTTTACCTCATTAAGTGGTTTATGATGATCAAGCTCGTAAGTTTTACAAAAGGTATCCCAAAGAACCTGACACCGCAGCTCTAGGATGTTCTCCAGTGCCATAAGCATATTAGATAACTCATCTTCGGACAATGGCCCTTCAGCACCATCGACCATAAGCCAGTGTAATCTCTTGATATCATCTTTTACACCCCAGACTGATAAAATCTCTTGTTCTAGTTCAAATCTGTTACTCATCGTAATCTCCTTCTATCAATACCGCATACCATACCACTAACCCCGCCCATAATGGCAGCACCAAGTAAGACAATACCTCAATCATCGTATGCACCATTTCGAATACCTGTATTGATTGATTCTATGTGACTGATCGAATCCTGGATTAATTCCAATGCCTTTTCAAGATCAGAGGACACCATATCGAATAGGGTAAAATCCTCTACCGATAGTTTTTCGTACAGTATATACAGAGAATCCTCAATCTTACTGCTTATGTCAGACATTGGCAAATACTCTTCATTGTTCTTTAGCATGTCATGCACTCCACGATAATGTAATCACTAGCACGATAAAACCCCAAATGCCTAGAAAAGCGATTACAGTAGCTAGATAAGGGTGATTCTCTAGCCATTGATCCAAGGGATCTTTATAAAATATGTTTTTCTTTCTCATTGTTTAGTTCCTTTCAATGTTAAAATGCCCACTAAGGCCTCTAAAACGCTCTACAATGGCCTCTAATCAATGCAAACGGTAAGACACGTTATCGATAGACTTATCCCAGCACAAACGACAATCGCCACACTTATTCTTATTCAGGTATGCCTTACACTCTATCCCATTGGCAACCATGTCGCTTGTGTGCACAGTACTGGTATTAGTGTAACCCTCTGGCGCTTTAGCGTCTACCATTGCAGCACTAACCCGAACTACTAGGTTACTAGGAAAATCCCCGAATGTAGCGATAAACTTGTTTACCAGTGATTTTTCCCTAGTAGGTAGCCAAAACTTAACATTCGGGAGTTTATCGGCAATGCGGACAATGTCTAGCAAGTGTTGAAATGATTGCAAGTCTCCCGAATCATGCCAGCGAAAGTATTCAGTCTTAGATCTTCCGATCATTGTAACCATAGAATCTACCCATGAAATGCTAGTAAGGGCCTTATAACGCTGAATATGGGCCTTCCTGACGCTAGGGTAGCTATAGTTCGCCTTGAGAGCATAGCAGCCATGGCAGACCGATCCTGCTATTTGGGCTAGCTTAGATCCTACGTTACAGGCTAGCGCGGAGATACCATAAGACAATCCCGGCATTTTAGAAGGCTTTCCTAGACTGCCAGCTAGTGCCTTCGCTACCTTAATCTTTTTAATCCTGCTAGGTGGCAATGCAAAATTTATAACTTGTTGCATGATCTGGTTTCCTTTACTATGGTTTATTGTAACACTATAAAACTAACCCTTTCATAATATATATGTAAGAAAACCATACCATAAATTCTATAGGGTTATTATTCCTGGACTGATTCTAAACAATCCTTAGACTAATCAATGGCTTAGTATGTCCTAGTGTTTTACTCAGGAATATATTAGGGTTTTCCCTTAGTTACAGTGGCAAGCCATTCCAGGGTAATTGGCTATGTTAGCGGATACTAACTGGCATAAATTGTGCTAGGTGCTGTAAGTTTACACAGTGTTGCTAGTTTGTTGCTATAGTAACACTATAGTGGTCCCGCAGCAACTTTCATGCCAATATTACCATAAACTACCCAGGTCTATAAAGTTATCCACAAGTTATCCACAGCTGTATGCCTTTACAGTATTAGATCTAGCAAAGTTATCCACAAGTTATCCACAGGCTACTTAGTCTACGTAGTAATTGCTTACTAACAGACGGGGGGAGGGGTACTGGAGTACTGTGTGATTTTGTTGATCCAACATAAACACATAAAAAAGTAAAAAAAGAAAAACAACATAGACATACAAAAAAGGTAAAGTAGGTTTTTTAAAAAAAGTAATAAATAGAATAAATAGGGACAGAGTAAACACACCTTATGTTATTGATACTAGACAGAAAACTAGACAATAAGTTATAAAGTAGAAAATGTGCACTGCGTAGCAGCCCTTATAGTGAACTATAGAGTCTGGTTATAGAGGACTATGTGCACTACGAAGTAGCCTCTATAGAGTAACTAAAAATATTACTTGACTTTTTAGTTCGTTCATGTTATAATATATCTTTAACTTGGAGATATGCTATGACTAAATGGGTAGAAGAATTAGACACTATAGAAGAAATGCTAAAAAACTCCGTATCTTTAGAAAAGATAGGAGATAAATATGATGTGACCAAACAAAGAATGTATCAGATCTTAACTAAGTATGGCATAGACACACCTATAAAGAAAAGAAAGAACTATTTAAAAGATAAACCTCCTAAAGCATTCTGGTTAAATAGAATGCTTACTAATAAAAAGATTCCAAGAGCAGAGAAGTTAAAGTTTATTGAAACATTAGAAATACCAGATGTTTGTCCTATACTTGGTTTAACTCTTAACTATGATGGAGTAAAGAAATCAGGATGGACTAGAACAGATAATTCTCCTTCGATAGACAGAATAGACAGTAGTAAGGGCTATACAATAGGTAATATACAGATAATTTCTTGGAGAGCAAACAGAATAAAAAATGATTCTACTCCTGAAGAATTAATGAAGATTGCAAAGTACATGGAACACTTAACAAAAAATAACTTGCAGTTATAATAAAAATATGCTACAATAAAAGCCATACTATATAGATTGTCGCAGGGAACAATAAATTATAATTTTTAATGATCATTAATTATAAATTTTAGTTCTTAGGGTTTTATAACAGCGAAGATCTATATAGTAAGGACAAACCTTCAATGGAAGATAATTTTGATAGAAGAAAAAACAAGCATAGATACTGTTTCTTTGTCCCCTTTAAAAGAAGGTAGGAATAAATTAACATCTGTTGTCCCTTTAGAAAGAAGGGGTAAAGGTAGACCAAAGAAATCAGAGATAGAGACTCGCACTAAGAAGAGGAAGGGACAGGTTGGTCGTCCTCCAGGCGAAGCCGCTAAGATAAAAGAATTAATGGCTAGGATGCTCCTTACTAATGGGGATCGTGTCCTAGAGAAAACCATTAAGATTGCGCTAGAGGATGGTAATCCTAATCAGATGGCTGCAATCAAGTTATTAATGGATAGGGCATTGCCTGTGTCCTACTTTGAGACTAAGAGTGAAGGCACAGGTAGTCAAGGGATTGTTATTAACATCAGTGGTTTAAATACTCCTAAGATAGAAACCAGTGATGATGTTGTGGATGTAGAATCAAATGGAAATTAACTGGTCGCTTTTACCTTGGCAACTAGAGGTGTGGCAAGACAACCACAGGTTTAAAGTGATTGCTGCTGGTAGACGATGTGGAAAGAGTAACCTAGCAATTAAGATGCTCCTTGCAAGGGCTTTAGAGGCTCCTGAAGGCTCTGCTGTGGTGTATGTAGCCCCCACCCTAGGGCAAGCACGACAGATCGCCTGGGACGCTCTATTACAGCAAGGCGGTACACTGATTAAGCAGGCTCATGTTAATAACTTAGACATTACTCTTGTCACTGGTAGAAAGATACATATCAGGTCTGCTGAGAATCCTGACGCTCTACGAGGACTAAAGTTGTACTTCGCAGTGATTGATGAAGCAGCATTCGTTAAGGAAGACTTGTTCACTAAGATTATTAGACCTGCTCTAGCAGACTTAAAAGGGCAGGCAGTGTTAATCAGTACACCTGATGGTAGGAACTGGTTCTATGATGCTTTTAAGACTGGTGAGAGTGAGAAGTATAAGGATTGGAAGAGTTGGCATCTAACCACTAACGATAATCCTACTATTGATCCTGAAGAGATTGAGGCAGCTAAACAGACTCTCAGTACTTTCCACTTTAATCAAGAGTTCTTAGCATCGTTTACCAATAGTGGTTCTGGTTTATTTAAAGAAGAATGGTTGAAGTATGGTGATGAACCATCAGAAGGATCATGGTACATAGCCATAGACTTAGCAGGGTTTAAGGAAGTAAACAATGCCACCTCTGCTGCTGATAAGAGACTAGACCAGTCTGCTATCTGTGTAGTTAAGGCTACTGATGATGGTGTATGGTTTGTAAAGAAGATTGAGTATGGCAGGTGGGGTATCGATGAGACTGCTATGCGTATTATTAAGAATGTAAATGAGTATCAGCCTATTGCTGTAGGGCTAGAGAAAGGAATGGCAAGACAAGCAGTCCTTGGACCTTTAGAGAAGTTAATGCGTCAGTACAATACTTATTTTCATGTCCTAGAATTAACGCATGGGAATCAAAAGAAGACTGACAGGATTATGTGGAGTCTTCAAGGTAACTTTGAGCATGGCAGGATTATATTAAATAGAAAGCAGGATTGGTCTGACTTTAAGGACCAGTACCTAATGTTTCCTTCTACTCAAGTGCATGACGACCTGATTGATGCATTGTCTTATGTCTCACAGATAGCAAACACTGTAGATGTAGATGACTTTGAAGAAGAAGACTGGACACCAATGGATATTGAGAGTGCTTATTAATTTTATAAGGAAAGAGCATGAGTGAAACCAACAATCAGTTAGTAGAATGGGTGACAGCACGATGCGAACAGTGGCGCGCTCACAAGGAGACTAACTACATGGAGGACTGGGATCGGTACGAGCGTCTATGGCGTGGTATCTGGTCTGGTGAAGACAGCACTAGAGACTCTGAAAGAGCCAGGATTGTCACTCCAATGCTTCAGCAGGCTATTGAAACCTTCTCTGCTGAGATAGATGAGGCTATATTTGGTCGTGGTGAGAAGTTCTTTGACATTGTGGATGATGATGACACCCCACAAGACGTAGAAGTAATGAAGAGACTGCTCACAAGGGACTTTAAAAAAGACCATGTACGCAAGTCAGTATCAGATATTGTCCTACTAGGTGCGGTATATGGCACTGGTATAGGCGAGATTGTCATTACCAAAAAGGTAGAACTAGTTCCAACCACTCAGCCTATGCCTGAAATGGGGCTAGCAGCCATCGGTGTTATTGAAAGAGAGCGTGTAGCGGTAGAACTACGCCCTGTTAATCCTAGAAACTTCCTGATTGATCCTAATGCGTCCTCAATTGAAGAGGCTTTAGGCTGTGCTGTAGAGGATTTCGTGTCTATCCATAGCGTAGTACAGGCAATGGAGAACGGAACCTACAGGAAGGTTAATATAGGCCCTGCTGCCAGTGATACAGACCTAGAGCCTACCCAAGAAGAAGTAGATTATCAGCAAGACAAGGTAAAGTTACTGCGTTATTACGGGCTAGTACCTAAAGAACTGCTAGATAATGTTGATAGTAACAAGTATGTAGACCTCTTTTCTAAGGCAGGAGACAAAGAGTCTAACGAAATGGCTGAGTTTTCTGAGTTAGTAGAGGCTATTGTTGTAGTTGCTAACGATGGTATTCTGCTAAAGGCTGAAGAAAACCCTTACATGATGAAGGATCGTCCTATTGTAGCGTTTCAGAATGATTCTATGCCCAATCGTTTCTGGGGTAGAGGCATTGCTGAGAAGGGCTACAATATGCAGAAGGCTATTGACGCACAGGTTCGCGCACATTTAGATAGTCTAGCACTTACCACAGTACCTATGATGGGTATTGATGCCACTAGGATGCCCAGAGGAGCCAAGTTTGAGGTTCGTCCTGGTAAAACTATTCTTACTAATGGTAATCCAGCAGAGATCCTTCAACCATTTAAGTTTGGTAATCTTGATCCTGCCAATCTTGCTACTGCTAAAGAGTTTGAACGTATGCTTTTGCAAGCTACAGGAACAATCGATAGTAGCAATCTAACAGCATCTACTACAGAAGGGTATGGTACTAACCCTGCTCTGATGGCTATTATCAAGAAATCTAAGCGTACACTGGTTAACTTCCAAGAGCAGTTCCTTCTTCCGTTCATTACTAAGGCTGCTCATCGTTATATGCAGTTTGATCCTGAGCGTTATCCCGTTCAAGATTATGTGTTTGCGCCTATTAGCCACTTGGGTATTATTGCTAGGGAGTTTGAGCAGGTTCAGTTCATTAATCTTCTTAAAACACTAGGCCCTGACTCTAAGATTGCTCCTATTGTTCTGTCTGCAATCATTGAAAACAGTGGTCTGGAGAACAGGGAAGAACTAATCCAGCAGTTACAGCAGGCTAACCAGCCTTCAGAGCAAGAACAGCAGATGCAACAGATGCAAATGCAAGCTATCCAACTAGACATGGTTGAAAAAGAGGCTGATGTTCAACTAAAACAGGCCAAAGCCCAGAAAGAAATGATAGAGGCTCAACTTGCACCAGCAGAGGTACAGGCTAAGATTACTGCTTCTGCTTCCAAGTATCTAGGAGATGCTACAGATCCTAATAAAGAGTTTGATCGTAGGTTGAAAGTAGCAGACTTAGCACTGAAGAATAAGGATATTGATACCAAAGCAGACATTGCTCGTCTTCAGGTAATCGCTTCTCGTCAAAAATAATAAAAAGTACTTGACAAAATTGCTCAAGTATGATATCATGTTAGTTAGTAATAAATAATTTATGACTCAATCAGAAAAAGTAGCAAAGTACACTAATACATTAAAAGGTAGGTTAAATAGATTAGTCATAGGCGCAAGAAAAAGCGCTAAAGACAAAGGACTTGCTTTTGATATAGATGTTAATGATGTCATATCTTCTTGGATAATTCAAGAAGGAAAGTGTTTATACACCGGATGGGATATGACAACAATCACAGGAGATCCTAAGTTAGTATCTATTGAACGAAAAGATAATAGTATTGGTTATTTAAAAAATAATTTTATTTTAGTTTGTTGGTGTGCTAATAGAGCTAGAAATACTTTAGATTTGTCTTTTTTTATTGAAATGTGTAAAGCAATTAGTAATAAAAATAAATAAGCACTCATTTAGGAGATAATGCTTGGACAGAGAATTACAGCAGTATTATGATAATAGATTTACATTATGCGCTTCTATTGGTTGGGAACAGTTAGTAGAGGACTTATTACAATCTAGAAACGAACTAGCCAAAATAGAAAACATAAACAGTCAAGAAGAACTGTGGAAGAATAAAGGCAAAGTCGAGGTTCTTGATTATATTCTGAATCTAAAAGAAATTTCAGAAAAAGTATATCAGGAGATACTAGATGACAAAACGAATCTTTGAGTTTATCTGTGTCAAGGGACACACAACAGAAAAGTATATTGATGATTCTGAGAAAGTAATTATTTGCCCTCATTGTGGTAATGATGCTTCTCGGATTATTAGTACGCCTATAATCTCTCTTGAAGGGATTACAGGGCATTTCCCTGGTGCTTCCGCTAAATGGGAACAGCGTAGGGAGTCTCACATCAAGTGGGAAAGAAAGACTGGAAGGTCTGAAGCAGTAAACGGATAAAGGAATCTCCGTACACAAATAGTATTCTTTCTATAAAGCTAACAAGCTCAGGAGAATTAATATGGCTGAATTTATTGATGACAGTGTTGATGATAGTTTGCAAGAAGGTGAAGAGCGCCAAGAGATTGAACAGGCAGAGGAACTAACACCAGAGCCAGTTCAACAAACCGAAGAAGACGATCTCCCTGAGAAATACAGGGGCAAGGATATCAAAGAAATAGCAAGGATGCATCAAGAGGCTGAAAAGCTAATTGGTCGTCAAGGCTCAGAGGTAGGCGAACTACGCAAGATTGTAGACGATTTCATTAAAGCTCAAGCATCAAGCAAACAGCAACCGCAGGAGCCTGTTGAAGAAGTAGATTTTTTCTCTGATCCTGAGAAAGCAGTATCAAAAGCTATTGAGAACCATCCGAAGATCAAGCAGGCTGAACAAGCTGCCCTTCAGATGAAGATCGCTGAGACAGTAAGTATGCTTAAAGAAAAGCATCCAGATTTTATGCAGATTGCAGAAAGTGCTCCTTTCCAGGAGTGGGTGAAGTCTTCTAAGGTACGAGTACAGTTGTTTGCTGCCGCAAATAATTATGACTTTGATGCCGCTGATGAACTTCTAACAATATGGAAAGAGCGTAAGCAAGTTGCAGATGCTACTATTCAAGCAGAAAAACAAGATCGTGATCGTGTTCTTAGGAGTGCTACTGCGACAGCAGCGAAAAGCAGCGAAGAAGTTGCTCCTAAAAAGATTTACAGGCGCGCGGATATTATAAAACTGATGCAAACAGACCCTGATAGGTATGATGCCATGCAACCAGAAATTATGGCTGCTTATCAAGAGGGTCGAGTTCGTTAAACTTAACTTTATATAAAGGATATTAATCATGGCACTTGGATCTAATCACGTACTAGTAGGTCAGGCTAAAACAGCAGGGTTTGTTCCCGAGGTTTGGTTATCGTAAGACAGGCCAAAGTAAAACCGTTTCTGAATAACTGGAAAGCCAACTAGAAAGGGCTAATCAGAGGGAACACGAAATACCAACAACGCAGTTCATAACCAGGAGGTTATATGAAGCGAGTAAGTTGGAAGTATTTAGCAGGATTGATTGATGGCGAAGGATGTATTGATCTCGCCACCACCAAAGTTAACGACCAATTCTACATCCAGCCAAGGCTAAGAATTGCTTTAGTTAAACCAAGTAGGTTTTTACTAGTAATGTGTCAGATGAACTTTGGAGGCCACCTTGAAGAAAGGGTTTCAAAACAACCCAATCATCAAGATAGTACAGGATGGATTTTATCAGGATATAAACAGTCCTGCCCTGTACTAAGAAACGTGGTAAATCATCTTTTCCTGAAGAGGGAACAAGTTCGGTTATGTCTCTGGATGGAGACTAACTTAAAAGGAACAAGACTTCAACAAGATGTGTTGAATGCAGTTCGAGACGAACTTAAGCTAATGAAGCGTGACCCGCACAGACTAAGTGAAACGGCTCAAGAAAGAATATTATCTCTCTTGGGAAGCTATAGTCGAAAGGATTGTAATATCCTAAGCTGATGAAATCATTGCTTCTTACAAGAAGAACCTTGTAGCTGCAAACCTTATCAAGAAGATGAACTTTAAGGGTAAGAAAGGCGATAAAGTCTACTTCCCTGCTCCTGTTCGTGGTAATGCTACTGCAAAGAGCAAAACCGCACAGGCTCAAGTTGTTCTGATTGCTGAAAGCGGTACTTCGCTGTCTGTTAACATTGACCAGCACTATGAGTATAGCCGTCTGATTGAGGACATCACGGAAGTTCAGGCTCAGTCGTCACTTCGTCGTTTCTACACGGATGACGCTGGTTACGCTCTGGCTACTCGTATCGATACGGATGTTCTGGCTCAGGCTTCTAAGGCTCAGGGCGGTGCAGGCGATGCTACTTATGACAAGGCTGTTATCGGTGGTGACGGTACTACTCTGTACACCTCTGGTTCGCCTAACGCTACTGCAATGACTGACGCAGGTATTCGTAGGGTAATTCAGACCCTGGACGATCAGGATGTGCCGATGGATGGTCGCTTCCTTGTTATTCCTCCTGTAGCCCGTAACACGCTGCTTGGTCTGTCCCGCTTTACTGAGCAAGCCTTTGTTGGTTCTGGCGATGCTATCCGCAATGGTCAGATTGGTGACATTTATGGCGTAAAAGTCTTTGTGTCTACTAATTGTGCCACTGCTACTGGTAGTGCTCGCGTTGCTGTTATGGCTCACCCTGAGTTTGCTGTTCTGATTGAGCAGTTGGGTGTTCGCGTACAGACCCAGTACAAGCAAGAGTACCTAGCCACGCTGCTGACTGCTGATACGCTGTATGGTGTCGGCGAACTCCGCGACAAATCGGCAGTTGCTATTGCTTTGCCTGCCTAATAACTCAACAGCCCCTTCGGGGGCTACCCTTTCTTAGGAGATTATTATGGCTTTAACTTCTGTAAAAATTAAGTCCAACGCTCGTCAACAGTTTCCTGGAGTTTTCTCCAATGTGATTGTTGCTACTGGCGTAAAAGACTTTGGTACTATTGCTGATGGTGCTGACGCTCAAGACACTATTGCTGTTCCTGGTGTAGTTGCAGGCGACATGGTTCTTGGTGTTTCTTCTTCAGCAAATGATGGTCTAACACTTTCTGGTACTGTTGCTGGTGCTGGTTCTGTTGCTGTCACTGCTGTTAACAATTCTGGTGGATCGATCACTGCTACAGCAACTGCTGTTTACAGTGTAGTTATTGCTCGACTGGTATAAGTTAGCCCCTTCGGGGGCTTTTCTTGAAAGGTAAATAATGGCAATATGGCGCGGCCCTGGTGGTCCAGGTGATGCAGTTCCTGACCAAGCTAACTCTGCACAACTAGCGGAAAACTTCGCTAATGCTGCCGCAGCCAGTGCTGCCTCTGCTTTAACTTCTCAATCCAATGCCGCTGCCTCTGCTGCCGCTGCGTTAGTTTCAGAATCTAATGCATCTACTTCAGCATCCCAGGCTTCTTCTTCTGAGAGTAACGCTGCTTCCTCTGCTTCTGCTGCACTAGCATCTGAACAAGCCGCTGCTCTGTCTGAATCAAACGCCGCATCTTCTGAATCTAATGCTGCTTCGTCTGAATCTAATGCCGCTTCTTCTGAGTCCAATGCTGCAGCATCTGAAGCAAACGCACTAGCCTCTGAGCAGGCTGCTGCCCTGTCTGAATCAAATGCGGCTTCTAGTGAGTCTAACGCTGCTGCTAGTGAAGCAAAAGCACAGCAATGGGCTACAGAGGCTGAAGATGTTCCTGTAGAAACTTCTCCTTCTAATCTTTATTCTGCGTTTCATTGGGCACAAAAGGCTGAAGATGATGCTCAAAACTTCTTAAACTCAGACGCATATAATATTACTGCAAGCGATATATCTAATTGGGATGACGCTTATAGTTGGGGTGATCACGCACTTGCTGGTTATTTAACTAGTTACACTGAAACAGATCCTGTATTTACTGCTGCTGTAGGCGTTACTGTTGTAGAGCAGACTGCCGCTAATGGGGCTGCTTTACTGCCTGTTGGTACAGACCTAGAAAGACCCTCTCCTTCTGCTGGTATGCTCAGGTTTAACTCTGACTCTGATGAGTTTGAGGGCTATAACGGGACTGCCTGGACTTCTGTTGGTGGCGCTGCAATTACCAATGACACCAGCACCACATCGGATGTATACCCGCTCTTTGCTGACGCTACTACTGGCACTGCTACCACTGTCTATACATCGGATGACAAGTTACTTTATAAGCCTAGCACTGGTGAGTTAAAGGCTGCTGCTCCTGTTGCATCCAATGGTATCTTTGTGAATGCTACGACAATGACTGAGAATTACACCATTGCTACGGGTACTAATGGATTATCTGTAGGGCCGTTTACGATTGATACTGGTGTTACATTGACCATTGACTCTGGTCAGCGGCACTTAATTCTGTAAAGGAATAGATAATGACAATGGTTATTTCAGGTAGCGATGGCATTACCTTCCCAGACAGTACGAATCAGTTCTCTGGCGCGTATTTTGGTTTCAAGAATCGTGTTATTAACGGGGATTTTTCTGTTGCTCAACGAGGCACAAGTTTTACTTCGGGCGCAAACAATGATGACACTTACAACCTAGACCGATGGTATGTTTTGTCAGACGGTAACGATGCAGTAGACATCACTCAAGACACCACTACTGTTCCGACAAACCAACTTACTGCAATTGCTTTAGATGTAGAAACTGCTAACAAGAAGTTTGGCATTGCACAAATTATTGAGCAAAAGAATTGCATTGGGTTGATTGGCAAAACAGTCAATCTGTCATTTCAGGCAAAGGTTAGTTCTACAACCAAGTTAGACAATGTGAAGTGTGCGATTGTGGCTTGGTCTGGAACAGCAGATACGGTGACTAGCGACATCATTAGTGCATGGGGCGCAGAAGGAACCAACCCAACATTGATTGCCAATGCAACTTACGAGAACACACCAGCAAATTTAAACGTCACAACCTCTTATGCGACCTACTCGGTATCAGCCGCAGTCGATACTGCCAGCACCAAGAACATCATTGTGTTTATATGGTCGGATGTAACTGATACGACAGCAGGGGACTTTCTTTATATTACGGATGTCCAACTAGAAGTCGGTAGTGTCGCCACGCCTTTTGAGCGCAGACCTTATGGGACTGAGTTGGCGTTGTGTCAGAGGTATTATTATAGAACAGCGACATTTACAAGTGGGTTTCTATCATCTCATGCTGCTATAAACGGTATAATAGCAGCAACGGTAAGTTTTCCTGTAACTATGAGAGCAACTCCAACAGGCTCTATTGTAACTGCATTTACATTAACAAATTGCACATCTACTGCTATATCAAACATAACAAATAATAAATTAGATGTAACTGTTAATGTGGCTTCAGCAAACGCTTATCAAGTGGCAACTGGTGTTGTTGATGCAAGCATAGAACTTTAAGAAAGGTTACTTTTTTATGTATAAAAAACAACAGTTGTATCTTTCAAATATACAAGAAAGTTTAGTTATTCGTTTGGCCGACAACGCTTTCATCCCCTTCGACACCGCCAACACAGACTACCAAGAGTATTTGAAGTGGCTCTCTGAAGGCAACACGCCTGAACCCGCTGACGAACAAGGAGCGCAACCGTGAGCAAAATCTCCATCGCTGGCGCGGCAACAGGTACGGCTACTTTCACGATTGAGAGTCCCGCCACCTCGACAAACCGCACACTTACGCTCCCTGATAACACAGGGACGATCATCACTACTGGGTCAACCTTTGCAGGGACTGGGCCAGCGTTTAGAGCTACCTTGTCTAGCGATCAAAATATTACTGCTGGTGTACGGACAAAAGTTGCTCTTGACACAGAGACTTTTGATACTAACAACAATTACGACAACGCCACAAATTACAGGTTTACGCCTACCGTTGCTGGCTACTATCAAGTCAATGGAATAATTAGTTTTACTGGCACAACTATTTCAGCACTTGTTGCAGAAATCCG